CGGGGGTATATTCCCCCGTCAATTTATTGGTAAGTGTACCATTAGTTATCACTAACTGTTGCACCTTAAATAATCTCGCTTATTATATATTACTTTATGCTATGTTGATATTGTTTATTTTACCAATATCTCATACTGTAATTAATTGTTTAATATATGTAACTGTTTTTATGTGAATGCTTAGCTGATAAATGATTTTATGCTAACCTCTATTCACTTGCTACAAACTGATTTTTACTTCGGCGCGCACCGATACCTGCGCTATTGGTCTGCGAAGACCATTATAAATATCTAACCCCTTTGCTTGTAATAATAGCAGTTCTTGACCTGAATTGGGTCAGATCCTTGAGACCTAGTCTCTTAATGAGGTCCCCTTTTTATGTGTCGAGAATGACAACTCAGTCTTTAAAAATTATGAGAGTCAACTCACCAAATCCCATTTTTCTATTGCGTTTTATTTGCTGGTACTGTCCTCCAGCTTTTATTAACTAGAGAAAATCTACGACGATTCGCAATTAGTCAGAGAAGACGAACAAACTCCAACTACGTGGTAATACCCGTACCTTTTAACTCTCCCAGTGGCTTGTAAGCCCCGAGCATGAGTGAAAATTTACTTGTCAAGATCCCCGTGCGTTGATTTTATGTCCCACAACGGTTCGCGTACCCCAAGAACACGCGGCGCCTTGATCATATTTGTCAAACACCGGAAAATTACATGAGTAAAAGTAACTCCGTTAATGTACATCATATGTATTACTGTGGCTATGGATTGGTAGGCCCCAACGTAGGAAGTATAGACCCATTTCACTTTGGAAGTGATCTGGGAATCTAACTTCATGTCCACCTGTATAACACAAAATGGAATCTTTTAATTTTGGCCTAGACATGCGACAACTGTCTACCGTCGTGAACAATGTTCCCGACCTTGCAACTATGTATGCAACCCTAACAAGAGCAGGAATTAAAGAAGAGAATATCTCTCAAGCTATCTCTATCTTCACCTTCTTTTTTAGGTTAAATCGAATTACTGATTGGAAGGATTTGGGCGTTATTGCCCTCGATTTCATGAATAATTACGGTTTAAATAAGACGCTACAAACTACAATTTTTGTACAAAAATTTTTGCAGCGCACTCTGTCCGCTTTTGTGGCTTCATTGCCTATTAGCACTCAGAGTAACGTTAAAGAATTTCATCGTAAATTTAAAACTTACATGAATTCTTCCGTAGCAACCTCTCTTAGAGATTTGCTAACCACAATTATGTTATTTTGTGGATCCTTCATGTATGATGTCACACATGAGGATGGTAGTAAGACATTTTTTAGAGATTCAAATGTCTTTAAACTTATTACCAAATTTTCTGGTCCTATTCGCATTAGAAAAATTTCTTATGTTGAATTAGTCGATGCTGTCTTAGAAACTACCTATAGTATTTCTAACTTCATTACCAAATTTTGGTATGAAAATAAGACACTCGACGAAGTTTTTGCTCTTGATATGAAGATCAAAAATTGGATCACAAAATCTAAGGACCTAGAAGTCGAGCAAAACAACACTTATATTGCCCTTCCAGTTGAAGGCAAAATTAGTGCTCGTACTTATTATGGTAACTTAGTCGATGAGATTGCAGAAGCTAATAGCTTAATCTCTCTCCTACCAGAAGGAGATTCTCGTCGCCCAGAATTACGTCTTAGAAGAAACGTATTACAGTCAATTGTGTACGGCCTTAACGGCACACTTGATTCTGCCCTTCGACGTATGCCTATGGCTATCCAGGTTTCTGGACCACCCGGAACTGGAAAGTCGGTGTTTTTACTGCATACAGCAGAATTACACGAAAAAGTTATGGGTAGGGACTTTGATCCCTCCTGTATCTACGCTCGCCAAGCAACTGAAGAATATTGGTCTGGTTATGAACCCAAATCCCAACCAATTATTCATTATTCAGAAGTAGGTTCCAAACATAAGAATATTGTTAAGAACCAAGGCGATCAAGTTGTAGACGAATTACTTTCCGTTTGCGACTCTTTACCGTATTCTTGTAATATGGCTGATCTTGAATCAAAAGGAAAAGTTTTTGCTTCTCCTGAATTGATCTTGATTGATACTAACGTTTCAGATATGAATCTATCCGAGTTGAAGAATAACCCGGCCGCTATTAAGCGAAGATTTATATATGTGGTTCCGTCTGTTAAGAAAGAATACAGACAAGCCGGTGCATGTCAGTTAGATACTGATAAGGTGAAAATGAATCCACCTAAGCACAAACGTGACATCTGGAAAATTGATGTATTTCGAGAAATTCCAGAGTCAAATACAATGTCTACTAGAAAATATTTAGCTAAAGATATTGATATCTTTGAGTACACTAGTCTTATGACCAAGCTAATCAAAGATCACGTTAAGAAACAAGCTTCAGCTGATAAAGCTATCGCTGAAGATATCTCAACCTATATGGATGAGGACTTCGAACAGAAAAGCTTAGCAGCTGAATCTGTCCCTGAAGATGATGAATCTGACGTGTCGTTCGATTCCGAGTTCGAAGCTCAATGGAATGAAAATGTGACTCAAAGTCACGTCGAACAAGTCTTTCCACTTGTTAGAGAAACTTCTCTATCAATTTTTAGACAACCCTGGGAAATAATTCTCAGGTGGCTATTAGCAGTATTACAATATGTAATAGCACAATTTATGTATTATGTGTTTATCTGCACTAGCCCATGGATGATTTCGTATTTTGTATGTTTCTGTAGTATTCCACTTGTTACTTACAATATGGAACATTGCTATTGGATAATTACGTTCTTGAAGAATTCCCCATTTTGGAATACTGTAGATTATATACTTTATTCATTAGCATTGTATTGCATTGAAATTCCTATTGTCAAATGCGCTATTCCAACTTCAAAGTTTGGCGTATTGAAAAGGTATTTAACATACAGATTTCACCGAGCAGAGTCTATTGGTTTCAGAACACCATTGCTCTCTCGGATGTCGTTCACGATTGCTGAATTTGCCACCATGATTGGCATAGTTTATGCAGCTTATAAAACGACTAAATATTTCACTTCAGTATTATCTCCTGACGAGGTAAATCTTGAAGGAGATGTGGTGATGTCCTCCGGTGACTTTTCCGATGAGGAAACAACTAAGGAATATCTTGCAAAAATGCAAAAGAAACTTAATTGTCAGCGCCCGAGAAAGGTACCCCGTCCCGAGAATGCAGTGGACTGGGATAAAGAATATGTACCTATAGAAGTCATAGGCAAATCAGGAGTAAGATCTACTGATAAGCCAATAGAAGTGCAAAATCGCATTTATAAAAATGTTAGATTTCTCCGTATTCACGGAATGCACACCACTGAAAACCATGCTTTAGGAGTATGTAGTTCATTTTGTATTGTGAACAAACATGCCCTTGGCAAACCAGGTGATAATGGAACTTGGACCGTTGAGTCCATGATGCATCCAGATAGTGTTCAAACACGTCGATGTACCATTAAACCAACTGATTTCGAAGAATTTTCTGGTGATTTAATTATGTTAAATTTCACTGGAGAACTATTTACTGACTTGTCTAATTATTTGACAACTCAACGAGCGAAATCTATGATTGGCCTTAAGGCTGTTTTGGAAAAAGTGCCAGTTAAGGCATTCTTCCATGGTGACATTGTGGCTAATAACGAAGTAATTGGCCAAATTACACAATCCAACACCTATAGATATATCTATAAAAATCATAGAACTGGACTGTGTGGTCACCCTCTAATCGTAACGGCAGCTAATAAAACATTTATTCAAGCTGTCCATTGTGCTAACCAAAAAGGCACAAGTAATTGCTTTGCTGAGTCTTTCACCAAGGATGAAGTCCTAGATGCAATTAAACGATTAGTAAAGAGATCTGGGATGATGCCAATCGTCTCACAGGGAGTACTTAGAGTTCCTACCGTTAATGGAGGAATTACTAAAACCGTTGATAAACGAAACCCTGCTAGGTTTGAAGACGTTCCATCGTTAAGGATCATGGGAGAATTAGATAATTTTGCCATGATACGACCTAGACCCTCAAATTTAAAAGAATCAAAACTCATTGACGAAGTAGAACCAATTGTCGGATCTGGACCAAATAGGCCAGACGGACAGAGGAAATTCGTTCCACCACCTATGAAAGCACGATATGTGACCAATGCCGATGGTGAAAAGGAGTACAAAGCTCCTTATAATGAGTTTATGAAGAAGGTATCAGTCCATAAGAAGTCATTGGACTCTGATATCATGTTAGTAGTGGTTGATACGTTAGTTAAACGTATTACCACCAAGCTGAGAGCAGCTGGTGTCACAAAACTTCAACCATTGAAGTTAGAGACTGCCATGAATGGCGACCCCGATAATTTCTATATGAGATCTATGAAACAATCCACTTCTGGAGGTTTCGTTTGGCCGGGGCCAAAATCTAAACACTGTGAATCAGTAGATTTAGATTATAATGCAAACTCTTTTATGCCAGATCACGAAGTGACTGAGCAAATTGCAGAAATTTTTGCATGTTACGAGCGTGAAGAAATGGCTCATCCTATTTTAGGATGTCAGCTTAAAGATGAACCTCGTAAAAATGGTAAGATGACTCGTGTTTTCACGATGTCACCTGTTTGTAACACCATTGTACATCGAATGATGCTAATGCCGTTTTATTCATTAATGGTTGAACATTCCGACGATGTATTTTCCACTTCCATTGGAATCAACATGCATTCTTATGATGTTGATAAATTTTGTAAAGGATTCACAGAATTCTCTGATAAATTTATGGAAGGAGATTATGGAGGCTATGATACTTCAATGCCCCCAGACGTTACAATAATGACTAATACTATTGTATATCGAGTTTTGAAAGAACTCGGATACAATAAAGAACAATTGAGAATTGTTCGTGGGATATTAAGTGATAATCTTCACCCCACATTAGTTTTAAATGGTCTTTTATTTTCCGTCGCTGGTTTACAGCCTTCTGGAAAATATGCTACAGCTGAGGATAATTCCCTTAAAGGAAATGTTCTTTTGATGTATTACTGGATTTGCATGATGTGCAAAGAAGGTGAACACCACCCAGCTAACGCAGTGACCGTGTACAAACCCAGCGATTTCTGGGATTATCTTCATCCACAAGTATATGGAGATGATATGTTGACAGGCGTTAAAGATGACGTCATTGATATAATCAACAATTGTACTTATCAAAA